GCGATTCTGTTCATATCGTTTTGACTCCGTACACTCCTTCCGATGACTGAGGGGGCCGCATCTTCTTTTAGATATTGGCACGCGACTTTTTCGCGTAATATAATAGAAGGAGGGAACCCTATCCCTTTCTCTTTTTGACCAGAAAGGAGGATTTCATGCCCGAGAACGCCTACCAGGCCAAGCTCATTCGCAAGTTGAAGCGCATGTTCCCTGGCTGCGAGATCCTCAAGAACGATTCTGGCTATAAGCAGGGGATTTTGGACCTCACGATCCTGTACGGACCGTACTGGGCCATGCTCGAAGTCAAGGCGTCAGCTTCTGCTCGAGAGCGCCCGAATCAGGGCTACTACGTACGCAAGCTGAACGACATGTCCTTCGCTGCCTTCATTTACCCCGAGAATGAGGAGGAGGTGTTGCTTGCGCTTCAGGAAGCATTCTCATCTCGAGGGACAGCATGCGTTTCTTAGTCCCAGTTCGTATCACTGGATCAACTACGACGAAGAAAAACTCGAGTTTCGCTACCGAACGCTGCGAGCGGCACTGGAAGGAATCGAGCAGCATCGCTACGCTGCGATAGCTATCGCAGAAGGAGAAGTTCAGGACGATGAGACGTCCACGGTGGGGTTGTACATCAATCAATGCATTCAATACAAGATGTCTCCTGAAGTCGTCTTGTACTACTCGCCAAACGCGTTCGGCACAGTGGACGCGATTGCTTACCGCCACCGTCGTCTCCGAATATCAGACCTCAAGACAGGTGTTTCGCGGGTCTCGGAACATCAACTAGAGGTCTACGCAGCTCTTTTCTTTTTGGAGTACGAAATCGACCCGTTCTCTACCCGTGACATCGAACTCCGCATCTATCAGGATCGCTCTTGCCAGGTCTACATAGGCGATCCATATTTCATTCGGGGGATCATGGACAAGATCATCAAGTTCGACGGAATTCTCAACCAGCTTCGAAAGGAGGTGTCGGAGTGAAGGTCTCAGAAGAGGATTACCTGATGCACTACGGCATTCTCCGCAAGTCGGGGCGCTATCCGTGGGGATCAGGAGAAAATCCAAACCAGCGGTCTCGAACCTTTCTCGACATTACCGAGGAGATGCGTCGGGAAGGAATGACGGATCCGCAGATCGCCAAGGCGTTTCACACGCCCGAGTATCCGTTCACGACTTCAAACCTTCGGGCCATGCGGTCCATTTCGGTCAACCTCCAGAAGCAGGAGCAGATTCGAACTGCTCAGCGACTGAAGGACAAGGGCATGGGCGCATCTGCCATCGGCAGGCAGATGGGGGTTCCCGAGTCCACGGTTCGTTCGCTTCTTGAGCCCGGCCGTAAGAACAACGCGGACATCCTTACTTCTACCGCTGAGATGCTCAAGCGGCAGGTCGAGGAAAAGGAATTTCTCGACATCGGGGCCAACGTCGAACGCGATCTTCCCATTGGTGACAATCCCGAAACGCGAATCGGGATTTCGCCAGACAAGTTTAAGACGGCTGTAGCCATGCTCCAGGAAGAGGGCTACAACGTTCATCCTGTGCACATCAGGCAGGTGGGTACGGGTGAGATGACGCGATACCTGGTTTTGACCAAGCCAGGCGTCACCAAGCAAGAAGCCTTTGCCAATCGGGACAAGATTCGGCAGATCACGGAAAAATCAGAAAACCGTGGTCGGGATTACACCGATCTCGGCATCGTGCCGCCTTTGAGTGTGTCTTCCAAGAGAGTGGGAATTCGCTACAAGGAAGAAGGTGGCGCTGACGCCGATGGCGTGATCTACGTTCGGCCTGGGGTTCCGGATGTGTCTCTGGGTAAGTCTCGATACGCGCAGGTTCGTGTGGCTGTGGATGGTACCCACTACCTCAAGGGCATGGCTGTCTACAAGGACGATCTTCCGGCAGGTACGGATCTTCTCTTCAACACAAACAAGTCCAACACCGGCAACAAGTTGGACGCTATGAAGGAACTGAAAGACGATCCGGACAACCCGTTCGGCGCGGTCATCAAGATGGGTGGGCAGCAGGTCAAGGACGGCAAGGCCACGTCGGCGATGAACATCGTCAACGAAGAAGGAGACTGGAACACTTGGTCTCGCAACCTGTCTCGGCAGGTGCTGTCCAAGCAGTCCCCTGATCTGGCCAAGTCGCAGTTGGATCTCACCTTCGAGAACCGCGAAAAGGAATTCGAGAAGATCAAGGCGCTGACCAATCCGGTCATTCAGCGCAAGCTGCTCGAAACGTTTGCCGAGGAAACCGATTCGGCTGCTGTGCATCTCAAGGCAGCCAATCTGCCTCGCCAGGCCACCAAGGTTCTGCTGCCGAGCAACAAGGTCAAACCCAACGAGATCTTTGCGCCTACGTTCGAAGACGGTGAACGTGTGGCGCTGATTCGATTCCCCCATGCTGGGACCTTCGAGATTCCTGAGCTTACGGTGAACAACCGTTCTCGGGAACCAGCAAAGCTTCTAGGGGGAAAGGATGTGCCCGATGCTGTGGCCATTCACCCTAAGGTGGCTGAGCGTCTGTCGGGTGCTGACTTCGACGGAGATACTGTTGTTGTCATCCCCAACAATCGGGGCACGATCAAGTCCACTCATGCGCTGGATGGGCTAAAGGGTTTCGATCCTCAGATCTACAAGGTTCCTGGTAACAAGCCTACCATCAAGCCTGCTCGTAAGCAGCAGGAGATGGGTAATGTCACCAACCTGATCGCTGACATGACGGTCAAGGGTGCGAGTACGTCCGAGATCGCTCGAGCCGTACGGCATTCCATGGTCGTCATCGATTCCGAGAAGCACAACCTAGACTTCAAGGCGTCGGAGCGAGACAACGGAATCGCTGATCTCAAGCGACGTTACCAAGGGGTTACCGATACAGGTGGTCTTCGAGGTGCGTCTACCCTGATCACTCGAGCTACGGCACAGACTCATGTGCCTAAGCGTAAGGACGCCAAGGCTGGACCCAACGCAGTGCGTTTGAGTAACGCAACTGTGGATCCTCGTACAGGTAAGCGGCTCTACGATCCTGTCGACGAACGTCGTCGTGATGGATCTGTACCTACTCAGAAGTCCAAGCGCCTAGCTGAAACAGACGATGCGTTTACGCTCATCTCGGAACATGGTGGTACTCCGATTGAGCGTGTGTACGCTGAGCATTCCAATCGTCTGAAGGGTATGGCCAACGAAGCACGCAAGGAAGCGGTTAAGGCCAAGCCTACGCCTATGTCCAAGTCCGCCAAGCGCGTGTACAAGGATGAGGTGGAGTCGCTCAACGCCAAGCTGGACATTGCTCTGAAGAACTCCCCCCTGGAAAGGCAAGCCCAGGTGGTGGCCAACAAGATCGTGGGCCAGAAGAAGCGAGCCAATCCCAACATGGATCGGGACACGGAGCGCAAGATCAGAGGACAAGCGCTTAACGAAGCACGTCTTCGTACTGGTGCAGGAAAGACCCGCATTCAGTTGAGCCCCCGTGAGTGGGAAGCGATTCAGGCTGGAGCGATCTCCAAGTCTACGTTGGAGAAGATCATCAACAACTCCGACATGGACACCCTGCGTCAGTTGGCTACCCCACGAGAGAACCGAGTCATGACGTCCACGGCTACCTCTCGAGCCAAGACCATGCTGGCCAACGGTGCCAGCATTGCTGAAGTGTCGAGAGCGCTTGGCATCCCGCAATCAACCTTGCAGTCTGCCTTGGCAGAAGGGAGGTGATGATGAGCGATCAGTCATCAAGCAGTGACTTGCCAGCACGGCCTGAGTACATGCTGACGACATACGACAATCCATACGATCCATTCACGCAATGGGACGAGTGGTACGTATGGGATTCGAATGCTGGGTACCATACCCCTGGCCTCCTCGCTCGCATCACGGTGATGAGCGACGAGTTGTCTGAAGCTGATCAGTACCTGGCTGTACAAGACGCTATCGAAGAGATCGTTCGAGAGAACATCTCAGGTATGCACAAGAAAGTCTTGCGCAATCAGGCCAGAGTTTCCTAGGTTTCAAGTAGGTTGGGCAGATGGAACAGCATAGGAAACAAGAAGAAAAACAAGATGAAACCGTTCCATCCTCCGCTCACCACACGCCTTCCTCTCCACCAGGAGGGCGTGCCGGTGGGGCGGCGGACAATCGCAAGCAAAAGAAGTTCTTGAATCTCGTTCGCTTGACGCAAAGAAAGTTGTCGCGACAAAGTGAAACGAATTCAAAGAAGAATCGGGGTTAGGGGGGAGGGGGTAAACGATTCCTACCCCCCTATGCAT